TACTGGTCCTACAGGTCCAACGGGACCCACAGGTGCTGATTCGACTGTTGCTGGTCCTCCAGGACCAACTGGATCGACAGGTTCCGCAGGACCACCAGGTCCCACAGGTCCGGCAGGGTCAGATGGTTCAGACGGTTCAGATGGTTCAACTGGTCCGACTGGTCCGGCAGGTCCACCAGGTCCGGCTGGACCTTCAGGTTCGGCAGGTTCAACTGGTCCTACTGGACCTACTGGTCCTACAGGACCAACAGGTGATGGTTTTACAGGCGGAAGTTATGCTGCCCCTACAGGAGTTGTAACATTTACGTCCGATGATGGTTTAGGATTTAGCACAGGTGATTTGCGTGGGGCTACTGGACCGACAGGTCCTACTGGTCCTACAGGGTCAACTGGTCCGACTGGACCCACAGGACCAGCAGGAAGTGACGGAAATGATGGAAGTGACGGCTCGGCAGGACCGCCAGGACCTACAGGTCCAACAGGGTCTGCTGGTCCTCCAGGTCCCACAGGTCCGGCAGGAAGCGATGGTAGCGATGGGTCTACAGGTCCTACGGGACCTACAGGACCTACTGGTCCTAGTGGTTCAGCAGGGTCTACTGGTCCGACTGGTCCAACAGGACCAACCGGACCTAATGAGGCAAAAGTCTTTTCATTTTATGACCAATCTACTGGAACTGGCACATTAGAAAAAAGTTTAAATGTATCTTCTGCGGATGATGATGGAACAGGAAAACAAGGCATTAACTTTACAAATAATATGTCTGATGCTGTTTATTCTGTTGCAGGGTTTAATGAAGATGGTGTGGGTGAAAATGATGCCATCGGTATTCACAGAGATGATGGTCAAACACGTTCCGCAAGTGAGTTTAATTATTTGTGTATGAGTGGCACTTCTAAAAATGAAGGTAAAAGTAGCATACAAATCTACGGAGACTTATCGTGATATGAGACAAAATTGGCAGTTATGGAGTGGTGCATTATCTAATAATCAAATGGCACTTATTACTGAAAAGGCAAATGCTTTGCCTGACGTTAATGCTACAATATTTTCAGATAGCAAAGTAAACTCAGACATCCGTAGGTCAAAGGTAAAATGGCTATCACATGACGATGAGGTAAAAGATTTGCTTTGGAGTTATGCAGAAGAAGCAAATCGTAATGCTTTTGGATTTGATGTAAGAAATGTTGGAGATGTTCAATACACAGAATATCATGCAACTGAAGCAGGTCATTATGATTGGCATCACGATATCCATTGGAATAATGAAAAAGCATTTGATAGAAAATTATCAATTACAGTTCAATTAAGTAGTCCAGAAAATTATACAGGTGGTGTATTTGAGTTTGGCGAAACACAAACACCAGATCATCATATATCTACAAAAAAAGGAACTGTTTTAGTGTTTCCTTCTTATTTACAACATAGGGTAACACCAGTTCAAAGTGGCACACGAGTAAGTTTAGTAGCATGGTTTGAAGGACCGAGGTGGAAATGATTTCATTTCAAGGAACACATTTATTTGACAGACTATGTTGGGCTAAAGAAAACCTAGACGGTATACAGTCAGACTATCGTGTTGTTTATGAGGACAGCGTTGACGAGTGTTGTCGCATCCTTGTGCCAGACCCAAACTGGGTCGCCGTCGCCGAACACGGATTTATATTGCCCCCCGTTGAAAGCTATTGGGAACTGGCAAAAGACGAAGCACAGCCAAACTTCAAGAAGCATACAAGAGGTTATCTGTTACATGATACTGAGCCTGTTGGACCTATGACCGTTGACAGAGGTCCGTATGGTGGCTGGTTAAATTATCTAATTATGAAGGACATACCACAGTCTGTATGGCAGTCGTGGGATGAGGGCAACCGCCCAAAGATGGTTATCTGTAAGAAGAACCAACTTCCTGCAACAAGAGAGTGGAGAAACGCTTGGCGTATCTCTGAAAAACTAGCAGCATAGGAGAATAAAATGGCTGCAACAACATACATTATCGACAAGGACGGTAATCAGGCTGATGCCGCTAATGTTTCCGTTCCTTCTACTAGAGACTTTCGTAATGCTTGGGTGCTTTCTGGCAGCGTAATATCAGAAGACCTCGCTACTGCAAAAACAATTTTTAAAGAAAAAATAAGAGAAGTTCGTGCGCCTTTGCTCGAAGCAGAAGACGTTGTGTATATGAAAGCATTGGAAGCAGATGATGCTACAGCAAAAACAAATTCTGTAAATAAGAAAAAAGCATTAAGAGATGCACCAGCGGCACAAGCTATTACAGATGCAACAACGATTGCAGAACTAAAAGCTGCGTGGGATACAAGCGTATTAGGAGCAAGTCCATACGCATAGGAGTGAGTAAATGGTTGACCCAGTTAGTGCAATAGCGATAGCTGGTACTGCTTTCAATGCACTTAAAAGAGGTGTTTCCATAGGCAGAGATATTGAGTCTATGGGCAAGGACTTATCACGATGGATGAGTGCTGTATCTGATATTGACCGCGCACACCATGAAGCAAAAAACCCACCTATATTTAAAAAATTATTTAATGGTAAATCTGTTGAACAAGAAGCTATGGAATTATTTACTCAAAAGAAACAGCTTGAGAATCAACGTGATGAACTTCGTAAATTAATTAGCAGTATGTGTGGTCCTCAAGCATGGCAAGAATTAATCAAGATGGAACGTGATATAAGAAAGCAAAGACAAGAAACTCTTTATGCCCAAAGAGAAGCACGTAAACATTTTGCAGAGGCAATAGCTATAATAGTTTTAGTATTAACGGTTGTTGGTTTTTTTCTTTTTGTTTTTTATCTTTGGCATAATAAGGCTTAGAAATGATACAGAAGAAACTAGAAAAAGATAGTAAATATAGTTACTTAGACGCAGATGGTGATGGGATTGTTGATGATGATGAAATGCGTTTACATGAAATGGAGATGCAGGACAAAAAAGAAAATGCACAACTTCGTAAACTTACTGCACAAAGGCGCATGGCAACAGCCGTGTTATGTTTTATGGCAATCTATACCTTGTTAATGTTCGCACCGTTCATTCCAGATACACGCATCAAACTGCTTACTGACCTGTCAAACTTGCTATATATAACAGGCGGTGGTATCGTAGGAGCATACATGGGTGTAAGCGCATGGATGAGTAAAAAATGATAGATATACATCACACAGTAGAAATAGCTTATGTGTTAGTTATTTCCATGTGGGGTAATACAGGTCAGGATTGGCAATACATAGGCAATCAAATTGTGTTGCAACAACCAATGACCCTAGACCAATGTGAGTATTTGATTGATGAGACAATGTGGCAAGCCTTTTATAATAACGAATATTATAAATTAATGGCTCATTGTTACCCAGAGGACTAACACATGATAAGTATTATTGGTAAGATTTTAGGTTCTGACAAAATTTTATCCAAGGGTATGGATTTGATTGACTCCATGCACACTTCTGAAACAGAAACTATTGAAGCAAAAACTCAAGCAAAAGTAGAACTGATGAAAAGCTACGCACCATTTAAAGTGGCTCAAAGGTATCTTGCTTTGATGTTTGGTGGTACATTTTTGATATCTTTTTTTCTTGTATTATCGATGACAATGTTTGGTTATGGTAATACTATTGAAATAAAGATGGTCTTATCTGATTTTTATATTGGAGAGATAATGTTATTGATAATTGGGTTTTACTTTGGAGGAGGTTTAGCTGAATCGATACGAAGGAAACCAAAAGAATGAGAAAGTTTGCAAAAGTTCCAAAGACAAAAGGTGGTGTTCCAAAGAAGTATGTACGAGGCGCAAAGAATCCAAAGGCACGAGAAGCAGAGATAAAGCGTACCGCTAAGTTATATCGACAAGGTAAACTCACACCAGCAATGATGAAAAGAATAAGTCAGCAAAGGAGTAAAGGATGAGTAGCAAGCAAGCGGTTATAGACAAATATCATAAATCTTCTGGGATATCTAAAGCAACATTGAGTAAAGTGTATTCCAGGGGTGCGGCTGCGTACTTTTCAGCTGGTAGTAGACCGAAGGTTTCACAACACGCTTGGGCGTCCGGAAGAGTTCGGTCATTTGCCACGGGCAAGGGTGGAGCGCGTAAGGCAGATGCGGATTTAATTAGAGGTGGTAAAAAGAAAAAGGCGAAAAAGAAATGATGACAAAACAGCAAAAAGCAAAGGTCAAAAAGGTAGCATCAGGCTTACGTAAAGCATCACGTTCACACGCTGGACAAGCCAAAACATTACAATCTTTGTTGAAAAAGAAAGGTAAGAAATAATGCCAGGTAAAAAACTATCACCAAAGCAAATGAAAATAGCCAGAGTAGCATCACCAAGAAATAAAATTACAGGTGCTGATTTTAAAAAACTAAAAAAAGGCAAGAAGAAAAATGGACGTGGATAAACTGCGAGAGCAGTTAGCCGAAGACGAGGGCTGTAAATACGAAATATATCTTGACCATTTGGGGTTGCCCACATTTGGTATTGGACACTTGATTACCAAAGATGACCCAGAATGTAACATGGAAGTAGGCACAGTCATTGAACAAAGTCGTGTGCAGTCTGCTTTTAACTTAGATATTACTGTTACGATGGAAGATTGTCACAGACTCTACAAAGACTTCAACGAGTTACCAGAAGAAGTACAGTTGATTGTAGCAAACATGATGTTTAATTTAGGCTATCCAAGACTATCAAAGTTCAAGGATATGAAGGCGGCTGTAGACGCAAGGTTGTGGAATTCAGCCGCTGACGCTATGGTCGATTCCAGGTGGTACACACAAGTACCAAACAGAGCAAGACGTTTAGTTGAAAGAATGAGACAGGTCGATGGTAGCCAAACGGTTTCAGAATCCTAAAGGTGGATTAAACGCTGCTGGTAGAGCGCACTTCAAGCGCACTACAGGAGCTAATTTAAAACGTCCTGTAAAGTCTGGGGATAATCCAAGACGTGCAAGTTTTTTAGCAAGAATGGGCAATATGAAAGGGCCAGAACGTGACAGTAAGGGAAAACCTACGAGATTATTACTTAGCCTTCGTGCGTGGGGTGCAAGTAGTAAAGCGGATGCTAGAGCAAAAGCTAGAGCAATTAGCAAACGCAATAAATCCAAAAAGTAAAGAGGTTGAATACCTCAAAGGAAAGAAAGAAAAGGAGATTGATATGCCAATGGGTAAAGGTACATATGGTTCTATGAGAGGTAGACCAAAAAAATCACCAGCTATGAAAAAGCAAGCTGCGACTGCGATGGCTATGAAGAAAGCTAAGAAAAAACCTAAGAAGAAGATGTAATTAGAAGAAACCTCTTCTCCAACCACTTATATTTTTAGCTACTTGAGACTTTGTTTTTGCTCTTGTTTGCCGTGTAGGTTTTTGTGGTTGAAAATGTATAACTTCATCTTTTAATCTTTTTAATTCTTCACGAAAATTTTGTATTTCTTTTTTTGAATTTTCATCGTATGGTTTATTGAGCGAAGTTTTTATCATGGATTTCCTCCCTATTAAAACTCCCTGTGTAGGCAACAATCAAACCTACACAGGGTTTTTTATTATAGCCTTCTTATCGCTGGTTTAACTGGCAATCCTTGACCATCATCAAACACTTTTGATATACGCAACGTAAATTTATCACGACCTCTGGCTGTTTGATAATCTGATTTATATATTTGTATTGAATATTCTTGGTCTTTTTCTAACACGATTTCACGCGAATCAATACTTTTTGTTGTGTTATTCCAATCACCTAATTTAGTAATAACTTGACACATTGCTTGTGTTCTTGCGTTAGGGTCATCGCTACTCCTATCTGGTTCAAATAAAGTTTGTTGTAAGATTGGTTCATATGTTTTAGCCATTATTTGCTCCTTCTAATTCATCCATTTTTTTATTGTATGCAAGGCTGATAATTTTGTAATCGGCAGAATATTTTTCTTTTATCATTTCTAGAAACTTGGTATTTTTATTTAACCACGTATTACCATCTCTTGCATCAACGAGTTTTGCTATTTGTTCCGGTATTTGCAGAATTAAATATTCGTCTTTTTCTAGTCTGTTAGCCTGGTCTTCTGTTAGTGTTGTTTTAATAATTGATACAGAGTTTGGGTCAGGCTCAAACGGTGGTGGTTCTTCTTGTTTGACTTGCTGCTTTTGTTCAACATGACGATTAGGGTTCTTAAAACTTTCTGCTTCTTCTTCTGAATATACAAATCCAGACGCACCGATAAGTTTAAGGATTACCCTGTCTTTGGCGCGTTTCTCACTCATGGCAAACGGATAGCTATTCTTTGAATTGGAAGGGCTTGCCTCACCAATAGACCATTCTGTTTTATCACCATCTGTCCCTGTTACACACATAGCAACAAAACCTTCTTCTACATTGTCCTTTATAACATCTGGTTTTTCAAACTGTATGCCGATGTGACTTGCAATGCGTTCAAGAGCATCGTGATAAATAACAGGTGTACCATGACAATCCCAGGTAGCTTCTTGTTCGGTCATGCCTACCTTGCTAATCAAGTCTTTAAGATGTTGTGGTATCTGTCTTTTTTTCATTTTTCTGTCTCATTAATTTATTGTTTTCATTGAATAGTGTAAGAAATGCCTGTAGGTTTTCAGCTAAATCATCCATCTCTTTTGCCATTTTTGATAGTTTAATATCCATTACATCTAATTGTTGTTGTAAGTCTTCATTCATCATATTCTCCATATATTTTTTGCTATTCTAAAAAATTCGTTGCCCTGATATGACATTATTCTTTCGAGGTCTGGTGATACAAACTGCAATGCTTCATCAAAATTAAATGATTTTTTCATAATGTTTTGTATGACCAGCCATCGTTGTTTTACGACATTGAAGTGATACTCTAGGCTATCTTTTTTGAGTAAGTCAGTAGTTTCTGGTGTGGCTATCTCATAGCCATCTGCTGTGCAAAACAATAGGGCTGGTGTTAAGCCTGTTGCCTTCCAGTAGACTGCTTGCTGACAGATTTGGTTGTGATTTGGTTCTTTGACTGGTTTGGGTATACGCCAGGTGCGAGTGCCATCCTTCTTTATGGGATTGCGGATAGACCAACTTGTTTTTAAATCTATCATTTTTTTCTTTGAGCGATAGTCAATCAGATACATGGTTGGCACATCAATATCATCCACATCAAAAAACTCTTTTTTCTCGCCTGTAAACTTTTGTTTGCCAAAGTATTCTTTCAACCCTTTATCTGCCTGTACTGCGGTTGAGTGTATGTGTTGGCGTATTTCTTGGTGTTCCTCTGCATCTTTGCCATCATCAAACGTGCGAGGTTTGTAGAAACTATACTCACGCTCTACAATCTGTTTTGCTTCATCAAAATCTATCGGTTCTTTCTTATCAAACGTAAGACCCAAAGATAAATCAACGAGTCGTTGTACTGCGTTGCCTGCCGTCATTTTAGCAGAGCTTGGAAACGATAGTTGCATGTGAAAGTCACAGTACAGTTTCAAAAAATACTCATCGAGTGGTTGTGTACCACCAGATGCTGAGTTGTGCATGGCTCGATTGCCAAATACTTTTCTATATTCAGTCATTGTTTTCTC